ATCCAAGTTTCTTTTGCTTTTACCTCCCAAACTTCCTCATTTGTTGTTTGCATATATTGTTTAGTTAATTTTGCTAATAAGTTCAATCGCCTGTTTTAGTGTATTTGAGGAATCACCAACTTTGTCTATTGGCATATTCCACAGTTCATCAACTATCTTTTCTTTCTGTTTTTTTAATTTTTCATCTAGTAAGGCATCTATGTAGTTCATTACTAAAAACTTATCTACAGTAAACTGTTCCCCACCATCTTTTGTGAGAAAACCTATTTTCCCATATAGCATTTCTCCATAACTTCTATCCCACGCATCTGCAAATGCAGCTCTCCAAGTCATTGTTGAATTATCTCCGTTCATATTTTACCTATATTTTTTGATTAATTAAATTTTGGTTAATTACATATTGTCCTCCAATTAAATCTATTTGTCCTAGTTTTACTAATTGCAAAATGTGGTGTTTAATTTTCTGAGGTGAGCTATCTTTTTCTTTTAAAAGAACTGCGATATCCCTTAAAGTATTTTCGATTAGGAAGCTATTATTTTTTTTAATTTCTTTTACAAGTTTTGCTTGTATTCTATGAACTGGTATTCTTATTGTTATATACTGCATATTATTCTTTTAACTTTCTTTTTATTTTTTCTAATTGGTCTATACATTCGTTCCAGCTTTCTACTCTTTCTCTCCACATCACAGTGTCTACCGTACACTTTTTCTTCTCTATAACTATTTTATTGAGAATTAGGTCTAGTATTTGGGCTGATTTGTCTTGTATAGAAAATCTTTGTGAAGGCCTTAATTCATCAACATCTCTTCCAAAGTTGATTATCTTTGCTATTTCTTCTTTCATATAACCTTTATTTCTTTAGTTGTTATTTATTCTTAAGTGTTCTACCACCTTGTTACACCTTACACATACTATAGCAAGTAGTTGCGGGGATTGGGGAGTATTGCGTTTTATAATATCCACATAAGTGTTATGTCCGAATATTTTACAAATTAATTTCTTCATATAACCTTAGTTAATTATCAAAAACACAATAATTTGCACCACTAAAGAAACCATTGTTCCTACACAAAATCCATCTATAAATGCAGTTCTTTTTGTTTCTTCTACTAATTTGATTTGCATATATTAATAAGTTATTTTTTGTGGTTCGATTGCCTCCACGATTGTAGTTACAGGTATTCCAAGGGTTTGGGATATGTCTACTACTGACATTTTTAACTCATGATACATTTTATTAATTATTTCTTTATTGTTCATATAACCTTTATTTATAACTTTGCCCACACATTGTACATTTTACTAATTCATCACATCTTTTTCTTACCTTTCCACCCACAACCCAAGCACTCCAGACAGAACTCCTCTCCCACGCATGATAGCCCCTCCACCAACATATTAGTTTTTTCATATAACTTTTATTTCTTTAATCTTACCCTCTAATAATCTTAGTACATCATTCTGTGATATTCCTAACTCTTTACTTTTAGCTAGTAGGGCTTTTTTAAATGACTCTGGTACTCTGTTTGTTATTTTAACCATTTTCATAATTTTATAGTTAGATTTCCCTAACTAAATGCAGTGTAGCATATGTGCCAGTAAATAGCCAGTAGTAATTGTGGAAAAGTAGGTTATTTGACTAAAAAACAAGTAGGTTATATCATACAAGTACAGCCAGTTAATACTCTCTCTAATTGGCTGTCGGGGTTTCATAATGCCCTCGTTAGATTTTATATAACTCTCAACTGACTAATTCTGGGGCAAGATAACATCTTGGTAATTAACTCCGTGTCATGCGGGGTTTTACTTTTCCACATTGTTTATTTGCAATTTTTAAAACCTAGTGTATACTATACCCATAGAAAAAAATCTTTTCTATATTATTAGAAACTAGATCACTAAGTTTTGTCGACGTGGTGATCTTTTTTCTTTTTTATACAAAATAAAAGACTCTTAGGCGGCGTCGCAAAAGAGTTACTCTTATGAAATTTCAGTGGGATAATTACTCCCTATACTTATATATACGCTGAAAGAAAACTTTTGTTACAGATAAGACTCAAGAAATTTTACTATTTCATCTTCGTTACCTTGTTTGTAAAGGTCTATCATTGTTTCAAAAAAGTATCTGTCTGCTTTGCCTGTATGTTTTTTAAGTTCGTATATTCTGTCTACTTTTTCTTGACCGTATTTAGATAATTGATTTCTGTAATAAACTCCTCCATTTCCTGAGTGGTGGATGTTTTCGACGTAACTTTGTATATGCAAATTCCAAGGGTGGTATCTTAGTAATATTCCGCCAACAGAACTTGGAATACCATGCCCCACGTGTCTGTTGCTTCCTTCTACTCTAACCCCGCTTGTAAAACAGATAGATTTGTCCCTTTCTCTTATGTAAAGTTTAATTGTCTCCCACAACTTCTTTTTTAGCTTGCTGATACTAACTACCTTTTTCTTGATTAAACGCTTTCTAGGGCTAATTTTGGGCTTCTGGGAGCGTCTTAATTGCCTGGAGTTAAGTTTTGCGAGAGCCTCTTTGTATGTGTACTTTCCGAAACTCATATTACTTTTTAAAATAAGCCTTTAGTTTGGCAGCCAAGACCTCTAGTTCTTCTGCTGTAAGATAAATATCACTGTTCCAGTCGTCACCTTTATTAGATACTTCTATCTTATATCCCCGTGTTTTAGTTCCGCTTATTATTACGGTTATTTTTTTATTTGTTTTCTTCATATTCTGTTTCTTACCACCCTAACTCTCATTTGTAATATGTATGTGGGAAAGCGTAAGCAGTTCCGCCGAACCCTTACTAACCTAGTGCCTGTCCTGCGTGGATGCAGACTTGGTATATCTCCCAACTACATACTACTTACTAAAGAGTGACAAGAAACACAACACGAATGTTATGTTCTCTATATTACCTACCCAGGAAACAAATAATAATTGTAGTGGTCTAGAAGGAATTCTTTTTATCGAAGCCCTGCATTATTTATTCTGCAACACCCTACAATTACATTTGTTTTACAAAAGCAATTATGTGTTTCTGCTTGGCACACAATTACATTTGTAAGTTAATTATATATCTAGTTTATGATTAGGTCTAGTGGGGAATGTGGAAAACTTTTATTTAATTACTATGTTGATAGCCTCTTGGTATTCAACTGTCATAATACCAGTTACCCCTATAACCTCTGAGTCAACATGTTCAGCAAAGACACCATCTCCTTTTGCTATTCTCCATTCCATATCTACTACTGACCAAGTTTCTCCTACAGTCTCATGACCTCCTGGGATTTTTCTTACTAGTCTTACCACATTATTGGGTTGTATGTATTTTTCTATAAATGTCTTTACTTTCATATTTATATTGTATAGTATATTTTATATATTATCTAGTTGGTCATGTGGATTGTTACCACATCACCTCCATTTGTTTTGATGTGTTTTGTTTTACTCTGTCTATTGCATCTTTTATTTTTGTCCACTTTTCTACCAACTCGTGAGGTGTAGTGATACTTGGGAAGTAGGGTATTTTGGGTTTTATCTGCGGAATAATTTTTATTGCGTCCAAAACCGTTTCTAGCCCATATTCCTGTATTAGGAATTCGGCAGCCTTGCGTTGGGTAGTATTACCATAAAAACGTTTATTCTTTACATCAATATTATCTACAAAAGATTTTATAATCTCTGCAATGCCTTGTGCATTGCTAGATGAGTTTTGTTCTTTAAGTATTGTTATATTAGTATTGTTACGTATCTCTGGTGATACTCGGTTTTTATCATTTTTGATACTCGGTTTAACGTCTTTTTGATACTCGGTTTCTCTGGGTATCTCTGTGATACTCGGTTTTTCTTTCCACACTTTTTTACTCAAAAGGGTATACAAATTTGATATTTGCTTGCCTTTCACCTTTCTCTTTTCCACATGAATGATGTTCCATTCTTCTAATACCTTTAAGGCTCGCAAGACTGTTATTTTACTCAACCCAACCTCTTCGGCAATAGTTCTCATTTCAGGAAAACAAGTCTGACTACTTTCGTTCGCAAACCTACACAAAGTTATGTAAGTTAGTGTGCAACTCGGACCCAATAATTTACCATAACCATTCAAATATTCGTTGTCTATATGAAACCACCCTTTTTCTCGTTTATCTCTTATTTCCATAAATTAATTTAATAAGTTATTAGACAAAGATAAGCCTGTACCAATTTCTTTAATATTATTGTTTTTAAGGCAATACTGAATTTTATCTTTTGTGCTTGCCATAATACCACGATATTTTACCTTCATGTCATTGACTTCCTTCAAAAATTCTCCTTCTGGGTGATAATCTGCGTTAAACCCACACATTCTATTTGCGTCTAAATCTAACAAAATTATTCTATCACCACGCAAAGACAACCCCTCCCCGACGTACATTCCTTGTTGCCCTTTAATTTGAGCATATAAAGCCTTTTCGTATTCTTTTAGTGGAATGGATTTGATTTCGTGTTTTTCAAAACCATATCTTAATAAGAAATACGGCTCTGGTAAATTGTCAGTAGTATAATCTGTATATTCATCAATACTGTCTATTTCAAATTTTAACACAGTTCTTTTTGTGCCCTGAATTTGATAATCGTCTGGCACAGCAGAGTTGCTAAGTGCCATTTCTACATCTTTTATAATATATGGGTCAGATGTTTTAAATTCCTGCCCAGTTTTTAGTTTAATTATTTTCATTGTTTAAATACCGATGAGTATTAAACATAGTGATTTTCCTTTACTCCCTACCTGTCTTGTAAGTAGGTAGGAAATGAAGGATACAAGACTAGCCTTTCATCGGCTACTTGTAAGTATAAACAATACACCATACAAGTCAAGAGACGGGGGTGGAAATAATATATTACAAGGTTTTCCACATACCCCCTCTATGCAATTATTTGTAGACATGCAATACTTTTAAATATAGCCAAAGAGGCTATATAAAAACATTATGAAAATAAACAATGTCAAAAAAAACAATAAAAGAAATACATACTTTAAATATAAAGTTCTTGCAGTGGTCTTTGTATCTCTTATCGTTCTCGGTGTTTATGCTGTGCGTGAAGTTAGTAATATGGTAGCTGAAAGAGATAGTGCTATTTACAACGATGGTTGGGAAGCGGGAAATCTTATCGGTTTAGAAGACGGCTATAACGCTGCTAAAGAGGAGGATTGGGCGTTACTTAACTCTAATCCTGAAATGGTTAAATTGCTTAAAAAGTATTTCCCAGAGTGGGAGGAGGCAAGAACGGCAGCGGCAATTATTCAAGCAGAAAGTAAATTTAAACCAGATGCTAAAAATTACAATTGTTACTATACTAACAAGGCTGGTAAAAAATATTCTACTCAGTGTAAAAAAGGAGATGAACATAAAGCGTGGTCAGTGGATTGTGGCGTGGCACAACTAAACTATCATGGTAAAATTTGTCCAGCGTGGACACTTGACCCAGAACTTAATATTAAAAAAATGAGTGATATGTATTCTAAAAGAGGTTGGTCACCTTGGGTTACGTACAATAAAGGATTGCATATCGCACACATGAAATAATATGGCAAAGGTAAAATTTAAAGAACTTAAATATTGGGTTGAAAAAGTTTTACAAAAATACGAGAAGGCAAGAAATTCAGACCCGTGGCTTACAATAAAATTATATTGCGACGAGTTTCCTAACAAGGTTAAGAGTTTGCCAGAAGGTAAAGCCTTTCTTTGTGAAGATTTGGTAAACTTACCAGACCCCCAGACCATAACCAGAATCCGCAGAAAATTTAATGAAGGAAAGAAAGACAAAAAAACAGGGGAGTATACTATTGAACCAATGTACTTAGCAACAGACCCAGAAGTTATAAAAGAACGTGCTAAGAAAGAAAGAAAAATTAAACACGAAATTAAGACATTTAATGATTAAATTTAATGAGTACCGATTACTAATAGAGAGTAGTAATAAAATTATATGGACTTCGCACAATTACAAATGAAATTTGGGGCAGATACTAAATGGGAGCCTCGTTATAAATGCTCGTGGTGTAGCAAACCGTTACAAAATCAGAACGAAAAAAACTATATTGAAAAAGGAAACTGCTGTTCCGCGTGTAATACAAAATACGCTCAGATAGCATTTACTCAACATACAGAAAGAGAAGTTACTGCAACTGAAAGATTAATAAGGCAGACAAGGTTAGAAATGGATTTACTTTCTTTGGAACTCGATAAGCCGATTAGTGAAGAAGAAAGACAAAACGTGGTTAATCAGATGGAGCTTAAGTACATAAAAATTAAAATGCTTAAAGGTGAATAATATGGGGATAATTAGAACACATTGTCAGTTATGTGACGTGAGACTTTTCCAAAGCAAAAGAGGCAGGAAAGCAATCTTCTGCCCAGAGTGTGCAAAGGAAATGGCAAGACAACGCTCTCGTGCCTACTACTTAATCAACAGAGAATACCATCTTGCTTATAAAAAGATGTGCTGGCAAGAAAATCACAAAAAAGCCGTTCCGTTTGAGGCAAGGTGCAAACTGTGCAACAAGAAGTTTAAAACATTATATAAATTAAAAATGTTTTGTTCAGATATATGTCAGAGAAAGAGCAGAAAAGTTTTCCCCAATTATAAGAATAAGACACTTGCGTTATAAATGTAGACAGGGTATAATGTAGACATGGCAGAAAAGCCATATATAAAATCAAAAAAATTATGATAAACAAAATTCAAACAGGCACTACTACAATAGGACAATTCTGGGACAAAGAATTAGCCCCGTTGATAGGTGCTAGAAAGGTTGACGGTTCGCTTGCCCCACTTGTGTCAGTTAAAGAAAAAGAAACCCCAACTAAAAAACAAATTGACTGGGCTGAGTTTGATAAACAAGACCAAATAATAATGTCATCTAATGAATAAACATATGAAAGTTCAAACAACAAAAATAGGAGGTGGTGCAGATTATGCTAAGGTTGCGGACAGAATAAAATTATTTCGTGAGCAAAATCCAAATGGTTTAATCGAAACTACTCCAACAATTACAGGGACAATGATTATGTTTAAGGCACGCATCTTAAAAGACAAATCAGACGTAAATTCTGGTGAAGCTTCAGGGCATGCAATGCTAGAAAACAAAGGTGTGAAAGCTTTTGAAAAGGTAGAAAGTATTGCCGTGGGTCGTGCATTAGCATTACTTGGGTATATGGCAAGTGGGGAGATTGCCAGTAGCGAAGAAATGGAAGAATTTAATGATTACAAAGAACAGCAAAGACTAGAGAAAATACAAGAACTAATCGAGCAGGCAGAGCAAATCAAAACTAAAGAAGAATTAAGGAAATTCTTTGGTGAGAATAAAGGTTATGGAAAAGAATTTGAGGCAAAGATTGTAGAATTGTCTAAAACACTAAAATAATATGCAAATCATAAACGTAGAACAAGGCACAGAAGAATGGTTTAAAGTACGAGAATTTAAGTTAACTGGTTCGCATGCACAAGAAATAGGCAACTATGGAAAAGGTTTAGAGACATACTGCTTAAAGTTGGCTAGTGAATATTACTCAACAGCGACCAAAGAACACTTTACATCTAAAGACACAGAACGTGGCAATGAATTAGAACCTATAGCAAGGGGGATGTACGAATTGGAAAAAGGTGTTGAAGTTACCGAAGTTGGGTTTATAACAGTTGATGCAAGTCCTTACATAGGATGTTCGCCTGACGGATTGGTTGGAGATGATGGCCTGATTGAGATTAAATCCCCAGACGACACTAGTCACTTTAAAATGATTATAAATGGGGAAAAGGAAATAGACAGTAAATACTTGTGGCAAGTGCAAATGAACTTATTGTTAACTAATAGAAAATGGGCAGACTTAATATTCTACAACCCTAATTTCAAAGAAAACATGATTATATTCAGAATATTACCAGATAAAGAAAAGCAAGACGAGTTAAACAAAGGAATTGAAAAAGGTGTTAAAATATTGCAAGATTACAAATTAAAATACGAAAACAAATAATATGAGATATAAACTAACAAAAGTTTACCTAACCAAAAAAGGTGATACACATCCCAAAACATTAAAAGTGGCCGAATATGACAAAATGTCCGTGCAAACAGAGCAAACAGGCACTGATTGGATAGGTATGTTTGACCCCCCACAAGAGGTTAGAGTTTGGCAGGTTGGAAACGAGGTAGAGTTTGAAATAACAGAAAACGGAAACTTTAAAAACTTTACCCCTGTTACCGAAGTGCAAAAACTAGCAAAAAAGATAGCCGAGATTGAAAAATCTTGGGAAAGCAAATTTGCTGAATTAAAAGCAGATTTAGTGTTAGAGGTTACAGGGAAATTTCAAACAAAGAAAGATTACGACAACATGGTTAATAACCCACACCCATTAGAAACAAAGGTCGACGATACTGGGGCAGTTAATCCAGAGGATATACCATTTTAAATATGAACGGAATAATATTACCAGCATCATTTGACAACTTGTCCTTAAGAAAAGACGGCAGTGTTTCTTTAAAATTCGACACAAGAGAATTAACTGGTGAGGAAATAACTTCATTGCTTAACTTCCGAAATGTTGAAGGTTGGTTGCAATTTAATCAGAACAAAGACTTCAAAGCCCCACCACAGGAAAATGCTAACTTAGATTTAAAAAGTCCAAGTGAATTACAAAGAGGTGCTATCTATGTTTGGTATAAAGATAGTAAGTCAGAACAAACTTTTGAAACTTTCTATAATACTAAAATGGAACAAATCAGGCAGGGAATATTAAGCAAGATAAGTAAATAACTATGAAAAAACTGACAAAAGAACAAAGAACTCTAATGTATAAACTCCAGTATATACATAGAGGAGGTGCAGAAGGAGCTAGATTAAGACAAAAGAAGTGGAGGGATAAAAAGAAAAAGAATAAATAATATGGAATTAGAAACATTTAAAAAAATAGTCTACGGGATTTACGCCCTTGCAATAGTCAGCTATATAGCCACATCTATATTAGTAGACTCTCGTGTTGGATTATTTGTTGGACTCGGATTAATAGCTTTTAATCTTATATTGGTCTTGGCTTGGTCAATTCTTAGAAAATAATATGACAGTAATAATCATGCTTGTGATGGGAACACTAAACGTAGGACTTGGGGTATATTTCGACAGTACGTATTTAAAGACGATTGGGCATATCTGGTGGGTTGGGGCGATAATTGTAGGGCAAATTAATAAGAAATAATATGTGGCTACCAAAATCAACAATTCCAAGTAGTGCTGGAGATTATAAATTAAAAAATATGAACAATAAATCAAATAAAATAGTGTGGCTAATAGCCTTCTTGATTATGGCGTTAATCGTAGGTTATCTCCTTCAAAAGGAAAACCTATACCAGGCAATGTATAACCAAGACATTGCTCTAAGAGAAACATTAAGTAAAGCTGTACAGCCTAAGTGGACAGCCGAAAAGACCTTTATAATTACACATACTCACGGCTCGTCTACTAACTTTAACGTAGCCAAGTTTCAATGTTGTGGCACGGGTGGAGTTGTAAAAGATGGGCAAATATACATGGGGTATGTAAATACAGTTGAAGCTACACCACTTGGTACTACAACTAAAACTCAAATCCCGTTAATAGATATAGAAATACTAGGGCATGAGCTTGTCCACCTAATAACTCTACAACCTTACGTGCTAGAACAATGCCCAGCATTAGCCTCACATGACTTGCAAGAAAAGATAGCCTATAACTGGGGTCACCTGTACAGTCAAATAAGGTCACTTGACGAGGATGGATATATAAGATTAACTAAATAAATATGATAATAGAATTAGCGGTGTTTGGATTAGTAGTGTTTAATGTAGGGTTGGCGGTGTGGTTAGTTGCAATGACAAGAAGAATGAATAAAAATATAGAGATAGGAAATGGTAACTGGGACACAATTACCGTCTTGTATAGACATTTAAAAGAAGCAAACAAAGACCAAGTAATAGTAAATGAAAACTTTGCTAAAGATATTGCAGAATTAAAAACAAATAAGAAAAAGAGGAAGTAAATATGAAAATATATAAATTCCCTTTTCAATGGAGACTCCAAATATATAAAAGCCTTTTAGGTTATTGGTGTATTAGGTGGTTGTGGTTTGGAATAACAATAGAATAACAGGTAACCAACAAAAGACCCCAGTAACGGGGCTTTTTGTATGAAAGATTATTTATCTTCCGTTGTAGTATTACGTGGTATCTCTTGCCAGTTCTGGGAGTCGTAGACAACTTCCTCTGGCACAAATCCTGAATTTAGTTCTTGCAGTCTTTCTACCCTTCTTTGGTTTTCTAATGCCTGAACATAGTCACGTAAATTATCGTAGGTTCTTTCAACACCGTTTTTATTAAAAAAAGTATATGTTGTCATTTTGTTTTGGGAAAGGAATTTAATGACACCCCTTCTTGTATTTTATACCAAATAAAAAAACACCACAAGTTAAGGCGGTGGAAAAGAAAGAAGGCGGCACGAATGTCGCCCTCTTCCAACGTCGTGTAGCCTTAGTGGCTAATCGTCAAGCTGAAGTTCCCACTGCTCGGGAGGTACTGGCGTAGGTGGTTTGAGTAAGTCTTCCCACTTTTCCTTGAGGTTCGTCCGTAGACGTTCCCAAAGAGAGTGGACAGAGAACTCCTCATCCCGTGCCAGGACTCCTTTACAGAGGGGGCAGCATTTCCGATTTTCCATGTGGCACCCAAGGTTGGGGTTGGTCAGGGTTTTGTTTTACATGGAACCCTGGGAAACCATATCCCCAGTCTAAATTTAATTAAATAATCTGTCAATGAAAAATTGGGGATTTCCAGAATTTAGATTTAAAATTCCATTCTGTGCTGGGACGTCTGTTGTTTTGCTGTTCTTTTTTCGTCGCCCACCTGCAGTTTTCTTTGCAGTAATTGCCGTTATTGTTTATACGGTCTATTGTCAAATCTCGTCGATAGGAAGACCCCATATCAGCTTGGAACTCGTCAAAAGAATTCCACTCACACTTAATCCCTCGACCCCCATAGTATTTGTATCCCTTATTTTGTGTGTTAAAGCACCGTTGCCGTATGCCTGAATAAATATTTTTCATTCTCTTAAATTTAGGGGTCCAGCGCAACCTATTCCCATAGGTAAAGGTATTAAAGTTTCTAACAACAAAATCAATTGTTTGACGACTTGTCTTGTATTTTCGAGCTAGTTCTGAAAGACCTTTTCCTGAATTATACTCAGCATAAATAGCAGCATAAGTCTCCTTTTTCTTTTTTCCATAAATCATAAATTATACCAGCACTACTGTTTTATTAACCCTTTAATCTAACGCCCCTTGCAAGAAACGCTAGATTAAAAGTGCAAGGTAGCCGCACTGGCTTACTTACAATATATCATTAATTCTTATCAAAATCAATTTATTTTAATAGTGTTGTAATGACCCCCCTAACAAATTTCTTTAATTGTTCTTCCTCTTTCCTTTTCCTTTCTTCTAGCAGAACCATGAAAGACCTAAAGTTAAGTCTAGTGGTGTTACAGAAGTCAGTGAATATCTGTGAATAACTACGCATATTAAGCGAAAACACTTCCAACACAAAGTAATTGAATAAAAAAGACCTTTAATATTATTACCATTTAATAAGTAAAACACCCTATTTCTAGGATGTCAATACTTTTGACTTGTGGTTTTCCACATTGTTTTACACAACAAAATCTTCCTTCTTTTCTTCTACAGGCTTTGCCCCTTCTTGAGTAGACTTAGCGTAGAAATAAGTTGCTGACATAAGTGCTATGTCTTTAAATAACATCCATGTAGTATTAAATACTGTATCTGGGTAGTAAACTAAAGCATAGATATTTGCACCAACCAAAGTAAGAATTATTATTAATAAAGTTACACGTGTCGCACTTGATAACATAGATAACATATTATTTTAAGTATTGATTAATTACCGTCTGGAATTCGCTCCAGCCGTTGGGGAAACCAGTTGACCTGTTTACACCATTTATTAATTTGCGAACTTTTAGCCAATCTTTTGCAAGACAAGCCTCTACTACACCCCTATCTTTAAAATACTGGGCTAGTATTTTTGCACCTATATCAATATCAAGTGCAAGGTCTGGATTATTAATTAAATCTAGCCCTAATTTCTGCCCAAATATCTCATAGTTTGACCTGCCTGTAAGTTGGATATATCCCCTGCCTTTATACCGCACCCCGTCACCTGGGTTTACATTACCTAGGTCTCGTCTACCTTCATAAGCCTGACCACTAGCGTATTCCATTATAGGTTTAAAATTTTTACCCACCTCTACCCGTATAGTAGCCATAGCCCCAGCCATTACTAGAGGATTTACACCTGAAACAGTTTGATTGCAAGTAGGACACACACCACCAGTTCCAGCAAATGCTTTTTCTACTGCATCCCACGCCTTAGTTGCCCCCTCCAAGAAAGGTGTATTTTGGTAGAACTTTAAGAAAGTTTCTTTATTCATATTATCTTATAAAATAACTTATAACTTTGCTAATTGCGTACGTTACACTTACCATAGCAAAGGCTAGTAAGTGAGCTAAATATTTAATTTTGTCCATAAAGGATACTTTTAAACATTAAGTAAGCACCACCTACGGCTAGTAATAGACCAAAGAACCACTTAACAACAGAGACTAGGAAAGTTCCGTTATTAAATACCTTGTACATTTCTTCTACTTTTTGCACCATCGCATCTACCTTAATGTCTCTATCTTTAGAGTGTTCTAAAAGCATTTCAAAGGATTCTCTGAATTTCTGTAATTCTTCTTTCATCATATTGTGTTCATCTTTTTCTTTTGACATATCTGTCTGTTAATTTTAACTGTTGGCAACACTAGACATACTCTTAATACTAGCAATCACTACTCCATCTGCTGATTTAATGTTTGCTAATGTAACTCCATCTGCTGATTTAATTTGAGAAGCCGCTCCTGCCGCTAATACTAATGACCCTGAACTATTAAATGTACACACAGTGTATGAACCATCTGTGGTTTGAGTTCCCCCTGTGATTGTTGACCAGTCTGAAGTTAGTAATCTAACAATTACAACACCAGAACCTCCTGCACCACCAGACCCTCCTGCTAATCCTCCAGTTACCTTAAGCCCACCCCCACCTCCTCCACCGCCTAGGTTAGCTGTACCAGAAGTACCTGCAACGTTATTATTAGTACCAGACCCAGCATTAGTACCTCCTGTTCCAGCTGTTCCACCATCTTCTACACCTCCTCCTCCTCCCGAGGCGTAAGTTACAGCACTCCCTGTGATTGAATTGGATGTACCAGCCCCACCATTCCCTCCATTTGTTGTAGTACCGTTGGAACCAACAGCAGAAGAACCTCCACCACCACCTGCCCCGAATTTACCAGAACTTGCTCCGTTTCCCCCTGCGTTTCCTTGTGAACCTAATGCGGCCGCTCCAGTTTGTGCGTAAGAGGCTCCTCCTCCAGACCCTCCAGTATCAGGAGTATCAACTCCGTTAGAACCTCCTCCACCACCACCTTTTACTAAAGTTCTACCTTGGAATTGAGAATCATTACCAACAACTGCATTACTAGTAACTGTAGTTCCACTTACAACTGCACCAGCCCCACCTGCACCAACAGTTACCGTGTAAGTACCTGCTGTTATAGTTACTCCTGTTTCATTCAAATACCCTCCTGCACCTCCTCCACCACCGTATTGTCCCCCACCTCCTCCACCACCTGCTATTGTAAGTAAATCTGCTACTGCCATATTAGATTATTTCTTTTTCTACCCAAACGACCTTTTCTTCATTCCACATATACATCTTCCCGTCCGACGGATACGGTGTTGATGGTTCCCACAAACAAGTTTCCTCGTTTAGAGTCCAGCTTAAATATTCTTGGGGCGGTATAAAAGCATCTCTTTCTCTGTCGTATGTGTAGCCTATACCAGCGTAATTTTTTCTAAGTGGTGTGCCTCCATCTTTATGTACTCCACCATAAGTGTTATAAGAAGTTTGTAACCATTCACTAGGATTACCTACTGCACCAGAATTAATAAACTCTTGGTCTGCCACGATTACTTGTTCTACAATATTCTCTTTGTTAAGTCTTGCGTAGTGTGCCATAAATTATACGTGGATTATCCAGTTTACAGATGGATTAAAGTAAATAACATCTGCACTTACTGCATGTCCTACTATTTTAACAGCATCATCTGTCCCACTTGGAACTGTTTGTGTCATGCCTCCTGGAGTAGCAGTATCAAGATAAAGCACACCTCCTACTGTCCAGTTCCAAGCATCATTTCGAACCCACGACCCAGGTTCGATTACCCTTAGGGGATTAGAAGCTGTCCCAGCTGCACCAGCCATCATGACTAAAACATTGCCAGCTGTTCCAATTGCATCTGCATCTGTTAAAGCCCAAGTTGATGAAGATGTCATGTATACACAGTCAAATTGTGCAATAGTTCCTGCAGCATTAAACGAGTTAGTTGATTTTCCATTCCAAGTGTCGTCTGTATCTGGTAAGCCGTCTGTTTGTAAGTCACCATTTAGAGTAGCACCGTTAATGACTGGAGTTGTTAGTGTTTTGTTTGTAACAGTCTTAGTATTAGAAGTAGTTAGAACATCTACACCCTCTACGGCTAGTTGACCTGCTGCACTTCTTGAAAGAGTTGTATCTGAGGCGTTACCTAATTCAATATTTCCTGTAGTAGTTATTGTTGCTAAGGTTGGCGAAGAAGTATTCACTACTATATTATTTCCCTCAATCGCTGCCACTCCTGCACTTACTCTACTAATAGTAGTATCACTTGCGTTGCCTAATTCTATATTTCCTGAAGTAGTTACAGTTGTGAATGAACCTGTAGTTGGAGTTGTAGCACCTACCGTACCGTTTATGTTTATACTTGCTGTCCCTGTTAGGTTAGTTACCGTTCCTGAAGAGGGTGTGCCTAATGCTCCACCGTTTGTGACAAATGCTCCTGCTGTCCCTACGTTTACGGCTAGGGCCGTTCCTACACCAGTTCCAAGACCTGTTATAGAGCCTACTGATGGGGTAATGGTATTTGTTGTTACGGCGGTTACTAGTCCTTTAGCATTTACTGTTACGGCTGGAGCGGCTGTTGCTGAACCAAATGAACCTACATTTGAGTTTACAGTTGCAAGAGTAAGAGCATTAGTATTGTTAGCTGAACCATCAAAAGAAGAACCTGCTGAGGTTGCGTCTCCTGTAATGGTTCCTATGGTTCTAGCGGTTTGTAGGACTGTTGCTGTGCCTGCGTTTCCTGATACCGATGTTTGGTCTCCCGTATTAGTCCCCGAAGTTGAACCAGCCCCAATTGTATTCCCATTGTATGTCCCAGCTGTTATATTTCCTGAAGTATCTGCAATTGTAGCTGCTGAGTTTTGTATTAGTTTACCTGTAGTTCCGTCAAATCTTGCTATAGCATTGTCCGTTGCTGAGGCTGGACCTACTACATCGCCTGTTCCAGAACCACCAGTAGAAGTAAAAGTCACCGTACCATCTCCATTATCAACGATGGTAATTCCTGATCCAGGGATTAAATCTAAGATTCCCTGATTGACATTGTTCGTTCCGTCAACTTTTAAAGTTACTCCTGCCCCGCCATTTTCTTGGATTAATTGCAGTACTCTTTTTTGCGTTATACCACCGCCAACACTCTTTACTTTAGGTAAGTTCTTAATATGTGAAGCATCTATTTGGTTTTCTTCATTTACTGGTAGAGCGTTAATTTTGTCTACAATCTGTCCACCATCATCTAAAATAACTTCTTTATATTCAGGTAACTTAATTTGGGCTAATACATCTGCTACCATTGCTTCTTCATCTGCATCTTCACCGTCTTTAGGTTTACTTTCCATTACTTCCTTACATAGTCTTTTTACTGTTTCCATCTCATCCATTGCCTGTTTAACAGCCTCTGACGTGCTAGATTTGACCTCCTGTGCCATTTTTTCTGTATTCTTGAGATAAGTATCATGTTCGTCTAAAATCTTGTTTAGAACGGAGTTTACCGTGTCCCTCACCTCACTAGTAAGCCCATCTACTTCTTTTTTATTGGTCGCCAATATCCCTACTATTGCCTCTTTGATAGCAAGCACATCTTCTGGGGTTAATAGCCTATCCGCACCTAGCATTCTAGTCAGATTATTTAAGTTTTTTAGTGTATTTTCGTTCATATAGTTAGTATAATATGTAATTAATTATAAGTCTATTTTTTACCATTTACTTGGTTGTATAGGTCTATTAGTTGTTGTTTGGTTTTACCAGAATAGTAGATTCTGTCCATTTTTGCTTCGTCTTTTCCTGGAAACAAATATTTTTCTGGTACTTTTATTTCATCTACTGTTCCATAGGCATTAGCTGCGTTTTTGTTTAAAGTAACAAAGTCCCCATCCACGATTTGCCCTTTATTACCTTTTGCTGGTCTGCCCCTGTATACAGTAACCATTTTTTCAGAGTTAACTACTGGCTCACTAAACTTTTTGTACCCATTTACTAACCAGTACCCTTCCCCTATCCCTATTTCTCTACCCTCTTTACCTCCAGCGGGTAATGATTGGATAAACTCTTCTGCATTCTTATACTTCTTAGCTTCTTCTGCTAGAGGTTGTAGTTCTTTGGGAGTAGATAATGTTTGTCTTAAATCTTTTCTCATTTTTACTACTGAATTTAGTAGGTCGTAGGTTTCTTTATCATTTAATGTTTTTTTGTAATCTAAACCATTATCAACAATAAACTTTTTTGCATCTCTTGCCATTTCAGGTGAAGAAAATTTACCTTCTTTAAACATACCTACAAATTGCTCAGCCTCGTCTATTTTGTTCATATCTAGTCTAGCTCCTTTTTGTAGAGATTGGGATTGAACAAAAATTTTATCTAATTGTGCTTTGGTTAATTTAATACCTTCTTTAGCTAGTCTTTCACCTAGTTCTACAGCAGTTCTTACCCCGTCTTCAATATACCTTGCACCTATAGTTGCAGCCGCTTGTAATTCTTCTGTAGTAATCCCCAAAGTCCTATACTCTGTTGGCTTACCTGACTTATTTAAAACTGCTCTTGCTTTAGCAACCATTTCATCGCTAATTAGTTTTCCCCCTGACTTACTTGCAACATTTGCTTTCTGTGGTATAGTTTTGGTCATGACAGCATCAGATTTATTAATACCTATACTGCTTGGGATTTTCTTATCACCTGTGGTGGGAGTAATTGTATTCTTGTTTATGTTCTTTGGAGCAGTTGGTTTTAAGTCTTTTTCAAGAGATTGAAGGAAAGCTTTTGTTCTTTCTGCTGGTGAGCCAGTAGTAATTTTTGCACCTTTTTCCGCAAAGTAATCTATTAGTTTTTGTGTGAAGCCTGCTTTTGAAGTTGGAATACCTGTCTCCGAAAGAGTTTCTAGTAGGGATAGACCTCTGAAGTCCCCAGCGTCTTTCATGGCTTGTAAGGCAAGTGTCGCCTCGTCTAGTGCTGGGTAGTCAGTAAGAGCTTCTAGCTTTAATAACCAATCTTTCTTACCATTGTTTAAGATAGATTGTACTGCACTCTTTGCAATTGAGGCATCTTTAGCAAAATCTCCACTTTGAGTTATTTTTCCTAGAAAGCCTGCCCCTTCATCAATAAAATCTGATAATTCTGCATAGTCTTTTCTTGCTTTTGCATAAGTTGCTAGTTCTGGTATCTCATCAAATTTGTTTCTTAGAGAATTTAAAGTAGCTTTTACCAGTCTTTCACCATTAGTTGTGCCTGTCATCCCTCTGGCTGACTTAGCATAAGTAATCTTATCTCCCATTCTTGAAATTAGAGCATCTATCTGAGCAACACTTGGCTTTGTGCCAATCCTGTTTAACTCTCCTACGAAGTCTTCAATAAGTGCAATATCATCTGGAGCCACTTTAGATAGGTCACTTGCAACTATTTTCTTAGATAGACCATTATAAGTAAGACCAGCATCATTTAAAGCAGTCTCAAAATTAACAAAGATTGGTTCTATGTCTGTTTTAAGTTTTCCTACTGTTTTTAGTTCTTGGCCCATTACATTACCCACGGCTCGTCTGCTATCAATAACTTTCTTAAAGGCATCACCTATTTCACTCCCTACAACTGAAATTGGGGCATCTACTTTAGTATCAGCTATAGCTTGCATAGCCATTGGTTCGTATTTTTGGTAGGAAGCTAGTGGAGTTTCTAGTCGAGAAGCCGAACCTGTTAATCTTGTTGCCGCTGTTCCAAATGTTGGTTGTACAGTCTTAGAACCTACATAAGCCTGTATATTACCTCTTAGCCCTTTAGCTGCCTGATAAGCGTCAGGAACTTTTTTGGCAAGGTTGGCTAATGCTGGTATAGCGGGAATAGCCGCACCTATCGTACCTCCTAGACTTGCACCAATAAGCCCTCTTTGGATAATTTCCTCAAGGGTAGCATTTTCTGACATTGCCATACCTGCACCTGCTGCCCCACCTGTAGCTGCACCATAGCCTAATCCTGCACCTATTTTGCCTAGTGTCGTACCTCCTTTACCAATAGCTCCACCTGGGATAGCCAGAGCTGCTGTTTGTAGAACATCTCCACCTAATTGCTGAAGGTTTTGAGCTGGTCTTATTTTTTCTCCAGTTAGAGGCTGCATTATTGCGTTAGCCCCACTTTCTTGTACTTGTTGTGATTGATTTTGGTATTCCTGAGCTAATGTAGTCTCTTGTCCTGACAATTTCTTTCCTGTATAACTTCCCAAAGCTCCAATACCTGCAAATCCTGCACCAATTAAATCAGTTGGTGCTTTTATTAAACCCCCAGCAATACTTTGAGCAATGTTTGGTTTAGGCTGGTCATTATACCCTTCAATAACTGCTCCTTTTTGCACTAGTTGGTCAATAATTGGTTGAGCTTTAGCATTAGTATTAATACCTCTACTTTCAAGGTGTTGTTTTAGTTGGTCTTTTGTAAAGTACACTGGTTTGTTTTCTGTATTCATATATTTAATTATTAAATAGGTTAATTGCAGGTGTGGATGATGTTACACTCACTTGCATACTATATATATCGTCAGCAAGCTTAGTATTCTCGTCAATGACATCCTCTCCAAGACCTTTTTGTATCTTTTCTTTCAATTTAGCAAGTTCAGCATTTACGACACTGTCAGACACTTTAAATCCTTGTAGTTCTCCAGTCACCTCGTCTCTTATTGCCCACTTATTAAGTACACTTGCAGAGCGTTCCAAAAGTCCTAACTCTTGATTTGATAATGCTCCAAAAGTTGCCCCTGCCTCTTTGGCTGCTATTAATTGTTTAAGAGTTTCCCCAGAAAGAATATTATCGATATACCCAAGAGCCTCCGCTGTGTCTCCTGAAAAGAAAGTCCCCAAATCAGTTCTCCCTAAAAAGTTAGAGCCCGCAATATTTGCCCCACCAAGACCAGCAAATCCTCCTATTAAGTTAATGGCGTTGTTCATATTATCTAGCTGAGTTTGTAAGGCTGCTTTTTGTGCAGGGTTTACTTCTTTTTTCTTTCCTTTATATACTTCACTATTTCTGTAAAGAGTTACGTTTTTTTGTGCCTCGGCTGGTAAAGCATTTATGTCTTTATACTGCCCTTTATCGATAGCTTCAGAATAAGCAATCGTTTCTGCTGAGAACGACCCACTTGTTCCTGTTCCTAGCCCTAGATTATTTCTGTACTTAGTTATGTAAGTTGGCACGCTTGTACCAAATTTATCTGACCTTGTGTTTCCTGAAGCTGGCTTGCCTGAGAACCAAACCGAAGCCACATCATCCCAGTTACCATATTTAGAGTATTCTTGCTCTGATTTGAATTTCATTAGAGCTTCTTGTTTTTCTGGTGAAGCTAGAAATTGTTCAATCGTCATGGGTGTACCAAAGGCCTCTCTTGTCCATGAAGGAATATTAAAGCCCATAACTTGGTATTTACCATAAGCTGTATTGTCTTTCTCTGCTTTAGACATTGCGTTATATTCCGCTATGGTTTTTTGACCACTGAGAACCTTGTAAGGATCTGTACCACCATAAGCATCTCTACTTCCTGCACTTTCTGTACCTGCAATTCCTGACATAAACATATCAGTTGTAACCCCTAAATCTTTATTTATCGTACCTATAGGGGCGTTGCCTGCACCTGTTGCCTGTAGGTTCTCTATTTTCTTCTTAGTGAGTTCCATTCTAAGAGCTTCGTTTTGATAGTAGTTTGCCCCCCAAGCACCAAGAGAACTTGCTACTTGTCGTATATCACCAGTTTTTGCAGCAGCTTCTGCCTTTGCTACTAAGTCTTTAGGTGCTCCTTGTTGGTAAGCATTAAAAAGAAGGTTATTCATATCGTTTTCTTTTTGTTTGTTTTCTTGTATTTGCAACTCTTGATATTTTAATCTCTGCGATGTAGTGTCTGCTAATTTCTTTTGTGCTGGAGTCAAATCAAAATCTCTAATTGCATCTAAGTTAGTTTGTTTTGCTTTTATATCAGCCTCCATTTGGTCATATTTAGCTGCCACAAGTTGGTCTGCATAGTTTTTAGCTTTGTCGTAGTTAGCGTTTGCTATAGCAGCTTGTTGTCCTAAAGACAGAGCTTTAAGGGCATTATCTCTTAATCTAGCTGATTGGATTGGTGCTACACCTGCATCAGTTGCACCTGTTCCCGCAAATTCACTTTGTATTTGAATAGGTATAGCAGCTGCTTCATTTCTTAGACCAGTTGCCTGAGCTGCAATATCTGCTATTTCGCTGTAAGCTTTATTTACTCCTTGAGCTTCATTTGTTTGAGCTTGGAAGTTTGCTCTGCCCCCCAGAAGGGCTTCTAGGTTCGCTTTGGAGCTTGCTGTCTCTTTTGCTTGCTTATTAAAGGCATCCACTTGAGCTTGAGCGTTATTTTGTTGAGCAGTTATATCCGCCAAAGTACTTGAAATTACAGAGGAAGAGTTTAACGTAGCTGCTGGGGTGGCTAAAGGCACAGCAATTGTAGGCTTAATGGTTGCCGAATTTATGGTAGTTGTAGCAAGATTGTTTGCTCCTGTGTTTGTGCTAGTTGCAGGTGTAAAAGTCTGAGTGTTTGGGTCGAACTTATTTGCTGTTACTGTGACTTTATTTGTGTCCATATCTTGTTTTAAGTATAATACTTTAGTTGATAATTGTCTATTTTTTAGGTGATTAAACCTAGGGTTCTTAATGCAGTTAATAGGTTTGGAAGAGTATCACTTGCTAGGGTTTGTTGTTTAACTGGGTCTTTACCATAAAATCCTATAATTGCTTGTTTATCAATAACAATTTGTCTTTTTAAATAAAGCCTTGTTTCATTGCTACCACTAAAGAGGGAATCAAATAAATCTTTCAACTTTTTATTTTCAACTTCTAGTTTAGATAATCTTGACTCAATAGAAAAATCTTGTTGAGAAACTTGATTATTGCTTTGTATTAAATTGTTGTTCATATATTTAACTTATTAAACTATTAGAATTTTCGTATTCATAAAAAAACTCTATTGGGTCTATTTTATAAGTTGTTTCTATTTTAAATAAAAATTCAATTCCTGTAGGCAAAGAAGCCCCCGTGGTGTCTTGGTCTGCCTCTATTCTGTAGTATTTAGTTGGGAAAGCTGTAGTAGCTGCATTTCTGCTAATTAACGTCGTATAATTTGTACCGTTATCTGTAGATACTTTGACTGTAACAGTTCCATCTGAAGTTGAGAGAGAATAAAACTTTAATGCGACCTTGGTTAGTATTTTATCTTTCATTCTATCTGATAGAGGCATACTTGGGTTAATGGTTGTAACATAGTAAGCCGTATCTATAAATTCGTATGACCCATTGTCAATGGGGCTGTCATTCCTGTATAACAAACCTTCTGTGGGACTACCAGTCAAAGCTCTAACTGCACTAAAAAGATAGTCTCCCAGAACAAAGAAACTGTACTGTTCTACCAGAGTCTTCCCGCTTGCTGTAACTTGGGCATCTCTGGACATTACATATTGCCCACTTTGGTTGAGACCAAATCTCATTAGATAGTTGCTGCGTGTTGAGAATAATAGTGTCCCATCTCTGATTGCTTTCTTATGTGAAAGCAATTGATTCGCTCCATTTTCATTTAAGCCTAAATAAGTTGATTGTATTTTTTTCATTGAACCTCCTATATACATTCTAGCTGTTATTGTTTTGAATGAACTTGCAATTCCAATAGAACTGACGTTAGGGTCATAAGGAGTTTCGGTTATTGCTACAAGATACCCATCTAGGTTTTCAATTATTTGAAGCTTTCCATTATCTACCTTGATTATATCCTGCAGTGTAGTCAAAGACGTATCCCGCCCCCATAAATAGACAACACCCCCCTCTGGGGATTGACACGCAATTGCTAAATAAGTCCCATATTCACACATTGATGAAATATAGTAAGGCAGTGTAATCGCTGAGGCAGTAAAGGTTGTCCCGTCAAATTTTGAAACTGTCTTGTTTGTAGCCATGTATAAGATATTATCTTGACTGTGTACTACTGGCCTTGGAGTGATTGAACTATGATAATCTGCTGTTGTACCAATTAATGTCATTGCACTATCTGAATCATATCTATAAAGCCTTGATTCACTTGATTGTGTATAGTAACCGTACTGTACATCTTTATATAAAACAGCATATGCATTGTAGTTTGTTACATTATTCCCAGCAGCGCTATTTTGTTGCCATGTACCTGTTATTGAGCCATCTTTCCTGTAAAATCTAAAAGCTGTTGAACCACTACCACTTGTTTGACCCACTCCAATAATACGTCCGTCTGAGGCTCTCTTTGTCGCATCAAATACTGGGCATTCTCCGCTTGTAACACTTGCCCCAGATGCGGTTTCGTTTGCTGTCTGGTTATCTATTTTTGTCAATTTAAAACTATCCCTATAGATATCAAATCCTTGACTTGAGCTTTGTTCATTTACTGTTTGTGGTCTTTCACTTAAACTTACTCCACCATCCCATCTGTTTATTATTACTTTTGCCATATTATATTGAGAATATTGGTTCTGATGTTATCACGTCTTGATTTATCTTATTTCTGTTAGAATAGTAGTGTTTTATGCTGTTTTCCATCATTAACATAGAGTCTCCTAAGGCTTTAGCTTGTGGTAATCCTTTAACAGCACAAAAATAATAAGCTGGTCTTAATACTAAATATTCATGGAACATGTCTGGAATACCAGGCTTTTTAGTGGTGTCTGAAGTTGTAAAGTAAACAGGAGTTCTAGTTACCGTAAATTCTATACCATTGGCTGATGTGTAGTTAGGAGTAGGGTAAAAGACTACGTTGTTTCCAATTAAGTCATAGTATTCTGGTGTCCCCGCCACGTCTTGGAATTGGGATATGTCTACTTCGTTTTTATCTATTTGTGTTAAATAATCTGTCCATTTACCATTAGCATCCTTAATTCTTAACTTTTGTAGCTGTAAAATCTGATTTGCTGGAGACTCTTCATCCACTTTAAATGGATAACTAGCTGTACCACTTGTTAAATCACTTAATAGTAAAGGCAAGGTTGTATTATTTGTATCGTCTATTTGTTGTTTGCCTGCTGCGTGAGATGCTAAATTTATAAAATGTACATAGGCGTTATTAATATCTACAGTTTTTTGGGCTAGTGTATATGAAGAAGTAGTGCTAGTTTGAGTACCAGTGTACCTTGCTAATGTTTCCACTATTCCAGTTAAATTTGTTGTTTCTGAGAATACCATGTATTTGTTTAAGGTTAATTAACCTATTATAGCCCCCAATTTCTTAGAGGCTATATAGAGTAACTAGTCGGGAACTACGGCTGTTGCGTAAGCTCCAATAGCTGTTCTACCTTCCATCATCCAACCTATAGTGTTATCAATTTTGGTAACAGTATAGATGTTAGTTGCAGTTAATAGTGCTTCTTTAGTACCGTCACAATCTTCAGAGTTAATTTCCTCTGCTGATGATGCTGGTGTTCTAAGTTCACTGTTCGCTGCTCCTGCAATGATAGTTATTTTGTGACCTTCAGGAACACTCGCCAATGAAGGCAATACTGTAAAGTCGTTAGCATCTGTAGTGTTAGCTCCTAATCTTACTGACCTTACGCCAGGTGGGATTGAGTTAGCTAATGTTTGAGTTGCTGCTGGCTTTATAGTAACCGCTTCGAAGTTTAGTGCTTTCAGGGTTGGGTTTAATCCGTTTACTACTGACATAATGTTTTTGTTTAAGTTATTGGTTAATAATGGTTAAACAAAGATTATGCAACTAGGATATCGAATAGAACTGGTGCTACTTTAGCCCAAGCCTTGAATTTAAAGTCAACACGTGAGTTGATACCCAATCCAGAGATTTGACCTCCTGAAACAACTGGGTCTTCGATTTCATTAATCTTACCGTAAGTAGATTTACAAATACCTAGGTGTAGAACTTTCTTAACTCCACCGAACAAGTGACCTGAAGCCAATTTGTTAGAAGAATAGTGTTCAACTCCCATGTATCGGAAACCTTGGTTAGTTCCGTCTTTTAATGCACCGTCAGCTGTAGAGAACCCTTGTGCTTGAACATAAGCCTCCAATTTCTCGAAGTCTGCTGGTCTCCACACGATAAATGCTCCATTTCTGTCCATCATAGTCTCACCGTTAGCCTCACGAATTTCTCGCTTAACTCCACGGATGATATCGTCAACGTTAGTTTCAGATACTGTAATGTTTCCTGCCCCACCACCAATTGAAGCGTTATCGAAGTCTGTATATTCTGCGTGGTTAGCATACATAGCAGTTTCGATTGCTTCGTTCAACACAACACCTTGGTTATCAGCTAATTCCATCCAACCTGCGAAGGTCTTTTGTGCAAGGTCTGCACGGTCGATGTATTGAGCAGCGATTTTGAAAGTGTTGATTGTAACAGTGTCGTCAGTAGTTGTTACTGCTTCTGGAGTATAGGCTGTGCCTCTAGTTCCTGTGTTAGCAGTTACATCTGTCAAATAAGGGTTATGAATTACTTGTGTATCAGTATATTCAACCTTTGCGATTTCTTTCCACTTTGCAGTTTCAGAAAGTCTGTCTTGTAGAGTAGTTAGGTACTCGTTCTTATAAATTATTGCCACGGATTGTGTAATGTGTCAAGTATATCATCCAATTAAGTATGTTATGTTAGGGTCAATTTTTTTCCTCTATTCCTTCCTTTATAGTTGTCCGTCTTGCTGTGGCAAGGCTCGCATAAAGTAAGTCCGTTTGTGATTTCAAACCTAAGGTCTGGGTAGTGTGCAAAAGATTTTATGTGGTGAGCAGTTATATATCCCATTCCCCCACAATGTTTACATTTAAACCCGTCTCTTTTAAAGACTTCCATTCTCCAGTTTTTGTATTCTGTAGAGTAGTAGCCCGTTTTGTAATACCTACTGTTCCCACCTTTCCACTTAGGATGTTTTTCACCAGTTCTGGCTCTCATTATTTCTTTTTGCTTTTCACTCCCTTTAGTCCCTAGTCTCCCTGGGGGGTGGCTTTTGGAACTACAAGAATTGGAGCAGAAGCGAACTCGGTGATAGTTAGCATAGTTGGCTATGTATTCTTTTTTACAAAGTTCACATATTTTTGTTCTAACTATTTTAACTCCATTTTTTGAGCCTTTTGGTCTTCCCATATTAACCCCATTATAACATATTTAATTGTCAATGAACTTTCCTGCACACCTGTTAATTAGTTATTAGTGCTTACTAATGACAGGCAACTTATTTTACCCAAATGGGTTTACGGATGATGAGGATTTCCATTTAGCCTTAACTACTTTTGAACGTAATTCTCGGTCTTCTGGTAATTCTCCTTTTGCTAACCAGTAATCTACTGTGTCCTTCCCAGATTGAGAAGTTCTTTTAGAGTTACTTGGGATTGCATCTTGAGATTTTTTCATCTCTCGCATTTCGTTTAGTTCTGCTGTGAAGTATTTACTTTCTAAAACTTGGTCTAGTGATTTGCCTGTATTAGACATAATCTCTTTTACTAGTTTCATCTCGTCTGTACTTTTTACACCATTTGCTACCAGAAATGCTTTTTGCCCGTAATCAAAGTCACCTGTCTTACTTGGTGCTTTAGTAGGAGTTTCAGCTTCTGACCTAGATAGCTTTTTTTCAGCTCTCTTTAGTCTTCCTTCTAATTCTCTTGCTCTAGCCTGCCAATCTGTAGTTTCTTCTGTTTCTTGAGTTGTCTCAGTCTCAGTTGTCTCTACACCTTCGTTTTTTGTGAAGTTAACTTCTTCGTTTGTGTCATTATTCATAATGATATGTTTTGGTCATTTTAAATTGAAATGATAACTTTTTGTTTGCCTCTTTTGGCTGGAGAGATACCTTTTATAATTCAAGTATATAACTTCTGTTCAGATTGTCAAATATTTAGTCCCAAATAATTGTTATATCTGCTGTTCCACCTACTGTTGCGTAAAGTCCTACATTGAAACACACTGGTTCAGGGAATCTTACTACTTGAGCTCCTGAAGGGAAAGTATAAGTGTTAGTTATAACTGTCGTTGCTGCACTAGTGTTATCCCAAAGCTTCAAAGTACCTGAAGTGTGTGAGTTCACTATAAATCCTGCAACCTTTCCAAAACCTGTCTTAATTAAAGCACTTGCTGTTAAGTTTCTGTATTTCATATTATATTGCTGTATTTTCTTCTGTAACGACCTTTACTTCTTCTGGCTTAATTTTATTAAGTCTGTTAAATCCTGCCTCTAATAGCATTACACCTTGTGCCAAGCCTCTTAGGTCTTGACCAAGTTCTGCATCACTCATAGTTCCTTCGCCTCTGACGGTTTTCATTGCCATTAAAAATGCTGCATTAGTCATAGGATTTGCAGGCTCATTTTGTCTAAGAGTTCCGTTTGAATAGATAGCTGATAACATTACTTTACGTACTGCTTCTACCATGTTCTCGTCGCCCATAAACTGCACTATTTTAGCCACCTCTAAGTCTGTTAAGTTGTACATATTATTGTTGTGTTAATTCACTCCCTGTTGGAGCCCCTTCTGGGGGAGCCTCTGGGGAAGTTTGTTCTATTTGTTTAGAAACTGTAGTTATTTGAGTAAAGTCGATTGGTGACATTCCAGAACTTTCTAGTAATTGATTAAATGCTTTTCCTACTCCTGGGATTTGTTGGAAAGCTTGTGGGTTACGTAGTACTTCACGGATGATGTTAGTAATCTTGTCTGCTTCTTGAGCTAGATACTTTTGCTTCCCTTTTACGTTTACAAAAACTTCTAGTGGGATGTCTGATAGTTCTTCTTTTATTACTTCAAAGAATTTCCTACTACCACCTTTTGTAAATTGTTCTTTGTAGGTTGTGATTAGAGCTTCTCTAGTCGCCTCTGTTACCAATTCTCCTTCAATGATTTTGTTTATAATCTGACTTTCTGCTTTGTTTCTAGCAATAAGGTCAGCTATTTCTTGCATCTCATCAAGAGAAAGTTCCTCTGAGAAAGTTAGACCTTTGTTCATCTCATCCACCAAGTACTGTAGTATCCAGTCTCGGTAAAGTATATCTCCTACGAAGGTTGCAATCTTACCTTGTCGGTATTCGTGTATTCCTTGTCCTTGCTGAACTACTAGGTTTTGTAACGCAAATGGAGTACCAGAAGCTGGGTTAGTCCCTAATTGAGCGTCACTTGCTGAGCCTAGAATACGAGCTTGGTTAGTTATATTTATCTGGTCGTTTGTAAAGGCATTAAGGTTTTGTAGAGGAGCTGATAACATTCTAGTACTAGAGCCTTTTTCCTCTTTAAGGATGGTGTTCTCTGGTAAATTAGATAGTTTCTGGTTACCAAGTTCCTCACTGTCTGTAACAAATACGTTGAGAGCAGAATTAAGTAGCTTTTGTAGTCTTTGTGCTGAGAAGTTCATCCAAACTTGTGGTTCGAACAATGTCTCAACTATTGATTTGCCACACGCCCTGCCGTGTATTTTTCGTATTACAAGCGATTTAAAATAGTTACCTATCTCTTTAGTCTGACCTTTAAATAGAGTTATGCCGTTCTTGTTCCCATCCTTTGACGTGTAAAAACACACAATGTGCATTTGGTTTACATACTTCATTGGGTCTCCATCATCTTTTAACCAACTCTCTGGTAGATACCCATGTAGTTCAAACACTTCAATGTACTTACCTGGTGTCTTTGCCACTCTGTCATTTGCCTGTGTAACAACCTTTTGCTCTTGAGACATTACAATAGCCTCTTCAATAGCTGTATCATCCCACTTTCCTTTAAATTTGGTTAGTTCTGCTGGTGAGTATTGGTGTTTCAAACATAGAGGGCCAGTCATTATATCGGTCTGGTCACAGAAAGCAATTTTTTGTAAAGGTACTACTTCTGGTCTTACGTTGTTTACATTCTTTACTAGAACCAAGTCATAAACTACAGAACTTTCTACTATATCATCAATAAAAGTGTCTAATTCGTGCTTTCTTGCCCACTGTGGGTGGAATTTCTTTACTAGGAAAGACTTGTAGCTATTATGGATATTGTTTACAAAAGGAGTAATATCTTTAACATCAAAGCCCTCACTTCTAACTGCTACGTTAATTATGGGGGTCACAATATCGTCATATCGTCTCAATCCATCATTCTTGCCGCTGTGATACCAACCATTAGCAACGTTAGTACAACGTTCGATATGTTCACTCATGTTCCACTCGTAAGAGGAAGTAACTGGCACTTTTACTGTCTTATATGCTGTCTGTTCAGCCTGAATAAACTCGTATACTTTTTGGTTCATACTATTTGAATATTAATTTACTTACAAAAGTCCTTAAAAATAAAGGATTTCTAAATAATTGTCTTCCTTTAAATCCAAATACTTGTTTCTCACATTTCTTTCCTTCTTTCTCTATAGTTAAAATAACCTTAGTTTTAAGAAAGGTTGGTTTAAGAGAAGTTATAAAAGAAGCTATATCATTAGTCTCTGCTACAAACTCTTGGTCATTCATTTTAATAAGCACTTTAAATTCAGCTTTAGGTTCTGTTTTCTCTTTAGGAATAAGTTTAGCTTTTGCCATTTCCTTTAAGTATATAACTTTCTGTATATTAGTCAAATATTTAGAACACAAAACTCACTATTGGATTTTTGAAATCTTTCTTTCGCAATACACCCGTCCTTACTTTTCTTTGCCAAGGGTCTTGTCTACCCTTTCGGACTTTCCAGTTAAGTGGGTGTCCTTTGTATCTTTTCTTTTTCACTTCTTTAAATAAATCCCCCTAAGTAGGGGGGCAAATTCCTTTGTTCTTGGGAATTTGTTGGGGGTTTGATGTTCTCTCTTTTACTGAGGCACTTCTCCCAAAAGGGCTGTAATGCTATTTCTGTACTCTCCTAGTATACTTGGTTCTCGCTAGGGTCGCCACCTTTCCGTTTAAAATAGTAACTACGGTAAGGTCGGGTGTGGGGTCTATATCCACCTACTGTTCTGGTGTAGACTGTGGTTTAAGTGTCTTAAATACAAAACACTCTCGCCTACCTGTGACTGTTCACTTGGAAAGTTCCAAGTAGGTAAGAAAGAGTGTCTTGCTTACAACCAACAGTCACGAAGGTTATGTAATAAGTATAGGCTAAGTCCGTCTTTATGTCAAGTTCTAAATAGCATTATTTGTTTCTGGCTGCATACCACCCATGCCAAGAGGGTATATTTTCCTATAAGGAGCTTTAGCTTGGTGTATCTGGTAGGCTAGACTATCTAGTACATCGTCATTTTTCCCATTAGGAAAGGTTCTCATCTCGTCAATAAGTTCTGAGTTGTCATTGATTAAAAAGATTGATTTACTTTCCCATCTAGGAATTAACCCTCTTATTCTGGTTTCTTTGTTCTGTAGTTTGTGTTCAAGTGGTGTTACTGAAAAGAAAGACTGCCTCTTTCTCATCTCTTCATCCAAGAAAGGTTGTATAGCCATCACAAATGTAGTTTTTTCTAACCCAATCATTTTAGGTGAGTAGGTCTTATTTAAATAGAAAAGGTGGTCAATCAGCTCTTTACTGTTAAATTTCATTCTGTAACACTTTAGATACCACTTGTTCTCCTTATCTACAAAGTTAATAGTTATCCCTGTATAGTCAGCACTTTCCTTTTCACTTACTGCCGAGTCAATTGTAATATAGCAAGAGGTCTCTTTTTGTCTCACTACTTCCTCTGTGACGTGTTGTATATGCTCTTTCTTAAACTCACTCATTGCATCATCTACTGGCTGGTTCATAAACTCATAAGAGAATACATAAGAGCCAAACTGTCTCATCATACTCTCAATACTTTTCTTTCCAGTAGTCTCTGCTTCCTTGTCTGTAAGGCAATATTTGCTATCCCAGGCTGGTTTTCCATCAATGATGATAGGTATGTTACGCAATCTAATCATTGGGTCTTTTTTGCTTCTGTCTATCAAGAATTGTACATTACCATATTCACTTAGATAGTTAGCTAAATAAACGATTACTCCGTTCTCAGCTAAACCACCCATTGCTTCTGTTATGTGGTCTCTAATTTGTTTTGTATGTGCCTGGCTTTCTTTAGTTCTATTGTTTTCAAAGTCATCTAGTAATAGAAAATCTGGTCTCTGGTTTAAGTGCAATCTACCACGGACAGACTCCCCTGTACTGTGTGCCTCTACACGAATACCATTCTCTGTAATAAAGTTGTTTATTCTGTTCTGTTTAACATCTTCAATTCCCCTTTCTTTACTGAATAGAACGCCAAAATCTGCCCGTAGACGAGAGTTATTAGTTAATTCATAGGCAATATCAAACAGTATTCTTTCTGCATTAGTTTTATCAAAAGAGTCCACGTTAATATATGCTCTTTTCTTATAGGCAATTAGCCACATTAAGTACAACTTGGCATTAGTGGTTTTAGCTCCCTCACGAAAGGTAATCAGTATTAATTCTCTTATCTTACACTCTGTTATATCTTCAAAGTCTTGTATAAAGTCTTTCTGATAATCAGCTAGAGCATACTTAAAATAATGACTGAAATAATATATGGCAAATAAGCCAAAAGATAATGAACACAAGTATTTTCTTTCTTCTGGTGTTCCATTTATAACTTTGTCTAAGGCTTCCTCTGTCATGATTATTTCGTCAACAAGCTCTTTAATGCTACTTGTTCCTCTAGTGTTAGTACTGTTGGGTCATTAAGGTCTTTACCATCTTTACCTGTATGCTCTTGTCTTTCACTATATCCTTCATCTTTACCTAGTGTTTTTGTTATATGTTTAGCTACATCTACTTGTACTCTTACTAGGTCTACTTTTATTTCTCCTTTCTCATCTACTGGTTCATAAGTTAGTGTTTTATCTAGTACTTTCTCTGCTTTTGTCAACATTCCCCCTCTTCTAACTTTTTCTAAGAACCAATCTTGTGTTGTTATTTGTGCTGCGTAACCTTCTGTATATCCTGCTTTCATAGCACTTTGATAAGCATTACTAAATGTTTCTCCTTTAAAGTCATTATAAAACTGCCAACATAGTTTCTGTCTTGGGTCTACCTGATATTGGTTACTGCCGTTAGGGTTTGGTTTATTTTCCTCCATGGTTATTTTAGACTATTTGCCTTAGCTTTTATAGCTTCTATGTCCCCTGCAATGACCTCTGTACCAAAATCTACTAGAGGTGCAGTGAATGCTTTTTTTAATGTCCACCCTTTCCTTACACGTGATGCCACCAAATCTTTGCTTCCACCCAAACGCTTGCTTGCGTCTACTGAACATTCTCCTTTGTAATAAATATTTGACCGCTTGTTTCTGCTTTGTACGGCTGGAGTTGACCATCTACAATTTTCCTTACAATAATTCCCATTCACGTTTATTCTGTCTATGGAATACATATTGCCTGGCAAATCGCCCATATCCTTATAAAACTCTTCAAAAGATTTCCATTTACATTTTATACCACGCCCACCGTAATCTTTGTAGTCCTTGTCTTTCTTGTTTTCTGTTCGGCTCAATATCCGCATATAAGTATTGTAAACAGGAGTTCCAGACATCCCATGAGAAGAATTTATCTGACTGGCTCTCAATCTTTGATAACATCCGCAGGATTTGGTATGTCCAGAATATATGTTAAACAAGGGAACTTTCTTTACTATACCACACTCACATTTACATAATAACATCCTAAACGGATTGCCACACGGGTGTCTGTGGATTGGCAATTCTTCTATTACGGTAAACATTTGAAATTTATCCCCTGGGGTTATTGGTATTTTTTTCATATCATTTAAGGTTATTAACCGCTTCCTTAATAGCGTTGACGTCCCCAGCTATAGTCATTAGGTCTTTACCTGAAGAAATTTCGACCACTGGAAATCCTGCACCTACGTAAGTAGTTCTGAACTCAGTTAGTTTTATAAGGTCGTTAGTTATGTCCACTGATTTAAATACGTGTCCTTCTCTTTCTAGGTAGTCTTTTACTTCATCACATTTAGGGCAACGTAATTTACTGAATACCGTTATCATATTTTAATTATATAATGTTATATTAATCTAGTCAATTATTTGCTTTAATAATCTGGTTCTAAAATCCTCTATTGAGTAGTCAGCACTTTCTTCTTCGGGGTCTTCAAATTCTGTAGACATTGGTGTTTTTATAATCCCCACTATCCTTTTCCTCTCTTCTGCTTTTGCTAGGGTTATTTGTTTCTGTAGCCATATTTGCATCCAAACACCAGCTGGAATGTCTTTGTTTCTTTCTACTGCTTCGTTAAAATCTTTCCATGTTTCCTCCCAATTATTTATTTGTGTTGTCATATATTTATTTAATTGTTAATTTCTATAAGTCCTTCCCCTCCACCAAACAAACCCAAGCCTGTAGACTCCCTCCATACGTAGACTTGTCCGACTACTATGACTAATTTCCATACCTGCCCATATTTGTCTTTAAAGTAACGTTCCATATTTGTTTATAGGTTATTTAATAAGTTGGTCTAGTATGTGTTTTCCTAATTCTGGGTAAACACAATTTCTCAACACTTGTCTTTTATTTTTTAATTTAATATTTAATCCATTAAGTCCGTGTAAATCTATAAGTTCTGGTATTTGTGCTTCTCTTATGATTGCTTTTCTTTGGCTGTCTTTACTGGCTTGGCGGTTCATTGTTCCTATTTGCACATAATCTACTTTGTATTCTGGGATAGTAAAGTTTGACCAGAAATAATGTCTTCCTAGCACTTGTGGTTCAATTAGGGGTTTGTAATACCCTTTCACATTTTCTACAACATATTTACCTTTAAAAAAATGTTTTAAGAATATGATTTCCTGATAGAGCTTCATGTCTGGGTAGCGAAATATTCCCTGTCCTTTTAAGAAGTGATTTGTGACCGAGTGACTTTGACAAGGTGGACTACTCCAAACAAAATCAAAATTTTGGTGGTTTTTAAGTAAGTATTCGTGAGCGTCTCCGACAATTACTGTGTCTTTAGGAAATAAGTGTTTATAAACATCTGCAATGTCTTGAGTGTGTTCAACCGCAGTAACTTCATGTTCATCTCCCCAGAGTTTCCGATTTCCACCAATTCCTGCATAAAGATTTAATATTTTCATGGGTTATTTAGTAAAGTTCTTTAACTATTAAGTTATATTGTTTTGCTATCTCGTGGGCTTTTGTTGCACTTTCTACTTTCATAACCAGTTCACCATATTCATTAAATAATCCGTGTTTAAGATAGCTCCTTTCCTCCTTTCTTATCTTCCCCTCTTGTGTGGAGAGTAGCTTATCTATATACATTTTTAATTCTCTTCTTCGTTCAGGACAATTACATTTTTCTGGTAGTTGGTGATGACAAGATAAAAAACTATCTATCCAAGTTTCTTTTGCTTTTACCTCCCAAACTTCCTCATTTGTTGTTTGCATATATTGTTTAGTTAATTTTGCTAATAAGTTCAATCGCCTGTTTTAGTGTATTTGAGGAATCACCAACT